CACGGGGAGTCTTGATTCAGGATTATCCAACCATGATTGGACCCGCCCTGTGCGAGATATAAGTTCTGCAGTCATTTTAAAATAAATCTGACAAGTTTGGTGGTTGGTAATTTGGTCCTTTTAAGACTTTACCATCTTCTCGGTATATTGGTTTACCGTCCTCTCCGAGTTTGGACATATTAGATTCATGAACACGATTCAGTGCTTCATCTAAGAACCATCCTTGATTTTCAGCAAACTGATAACATACATATACTAAATCAGCTAACTCTTTTAATGCATGTTCTTGATGATTTCTACCGTGCATAAACATCATGCCTTCAGCTTCTAGAAATTCCTTAAACTCTTCTACAATTAAATCTTTTTGATAAGCTCTAGTCTGTCTGTCAGCTGAGTTTTTCAGGTTGTATTTTGTTCGGAATTCTTTGGCCTGAGTGGATAAGAAAGATTTCTTCATGTGGCCAGTGGTTGATTAAATTTTTTAGTGAATTTCCTAATATGAAGTTTTGTTTCTGTAGAGCAAGGAAGATAGTCATAATATCCTCCTTATGCTCATACCAACCTTCTTTTATTTTATCTTCTATTACTCTCATCTTCAGATCCTGTTCCATAGTTAATTCTGTAACTGGTGGGGGGATTCCATAAGATGGGTCTGTTATTTTTGAAGTCATAATCATCTACTGTTAGTATACGTGCAAGTCTAGCATTTACTAGTGCATCTTCTTCTGTAAGATCTTTATCTTTAAAAGCCTTTACCACTGTTTTCCAGCTGTATCCCTCTTTATTGAATAGAGTCTCTGCTCGTTTAACTCCAATTCCAGGGACTCCGCCATATCCATCAGTTTGATCTCCAGAAAGACACTGAGTAAGGTGCCAAGCTGCTCCGCTTTCCTTGCTGACTGTGAATCTTTCATCCAAATTGTATAATTCCCCAGGGATTTGTTTCATATCCTTATCAGGACTGATTACAATATTACCTGGGTTTTGCGTTGCGTATATACCCATAGCATCATCAGCCTCTAGTTCAGGCATGATGATTACTTCATACTCAGTCTTGAGTTTGTTGATTACACGTTTGTAACCACAGGGTTTCTTACGATTTCTATGCCCTTTATAATCGGGTAAGATTTTTTTCCTAAAATTCTTAGTGTCTGAAAAGAATAAGATTATAGGAGAGAGTGACCCAAACTCGTTCTTAAGTTTGGTAAGTTCTCTTTGTGTTGCGTTATAAGCATCACTGAAGTTACTAGTGACAAGGATAACATCGTCACCAAAATCAAGTTCAGTTTCTGCTGCAGCACACGATTTATATACGATGTAGTCTGCATCTATTAATAGTTTCATTGGGTGAGTTTTAGAAATCTAACTGCCGCCCTAGCCCTTAAGCTACGACGTTTTAGGAAGAATGGTATGAAAGATTCTAATATCTCTATACATTCTTTTCTCTTGTTTACCCTCCATTCATAGGAGGATTTGTGATGTGGCTTCATAGCTGCTCTTCTATATGGACCATATACACGGCCAATTTTAACAGTTTCATGAAAGGCTGTTATTACATCTTTATCTGTAGAAGCCATGGCTATTTGTATGCTTCTCTTCCCAGAAGGTGAGATCCATCCTTCACCTTCAAATAGGCCTGCAGCCCATTCAATTGATCTTTTCATAATTGGGTGGTTAGTGTACTTCTGCCCAATTAGCTCCTGATTTTGATTCAGCTGCTACAGGACATCTCATATTATAATACTCTCCAGCTTGTACAGCTGTGAGCTCTAGTAGGAATTTTAAGTCCTCTGCTTCTTCCTCTTTACATTCAAATTGTAATTCATCATGAACGAATGCAAGCTGATGAGCAGTTTGTGGTAAATTTTCGTTGGCTAATACCATCCATCTTTTGGCAATCGTCGCCGCCGATGACTGTAGGAGATAGTTGAGAGACTTATGCCTCGAGTCAACGCCGATACGACGGTGGTCGAGTCCATATAGAAAACCCCTCTCACTAGCTTTGTGTACCGCTTCCAGCAGCTCTTTAAGACCCGGGATGGCAGCGATATAAGCTTTCCTGATCTCTTTACCTTTCTTAGTAGCTTCTTCATCACTTAATTGCTTATCAACGGAGACTCCGATCTTTCTATCTCCTGCTCCGTAGAGGAAGGCGTAAGTGACCGTTTTGACTTGTCTTCTGGTGATCCCGATGCGTTTGGAATTGACGGAATGGATGTCGTCGGTAAGGAGGATTTTGGTATAGCGTCCTTGATCATATCTGGCGAGATAGTGGGCAAGCATCCTGAGCTCAATACCGCTAAGATCGGCACCGACCAATATATGGCTGCCCGACGCAATAAATAATTGTCTAAATCTTTCATCTGATGGTACTTGTGCGAGGTTTGGTTTACGATGAGCACATCTAAATGTAGATGTAGCTACTGAACAATGGTGATGTATCCGGCTAGTCGCAGTAACAAGCTTTTGCCATGCGTTCACGCCTTCTGATATCATCCCTAACTTTTTCGTCAGATCCAGTAGTGTCAGAAATTGGAGAGCAATATCCGTCCCAATATCTTTCAACACTGTTTCGTTTATTACTGGCTTTCCTGTGGAGGTCATTAATGACGGCTTCCAGCCATAATGTGTTTGTAGAATCCATGCTATATGGTCACGGGAAGTAGGATTTAAGTCCTTGAGTTTTGTAAGAGGTGCTCCTTTAACATATCCTGTTCGCCTATTAGATCGTTTAGGACAAAATTCCGATCCTCTAACGTAAGGGTGGCGTTGCTGTAATAGTTGAGCAGTATCTTCATACTCTCGTCTGAGAGTTGATTCAAGTTCCCGTGCAGCTTTTTCATCAAAATACCATCCATGTTCCTCTTGTTGTGTAAGTATTTGCTGTACCTGATGTTCTAATTTAACCCAGTCAGGTAAGGGTGGAAGTGGTCGCATAATTTCTTTGTCACAACGACATCTTGTTCACAATAATCTTGCATCTCTTGTGACCATTCAGACCAATCAGTAGTCTTACCGTAGTCTCCTTTATGTTCACCTAATCGGTGTCCCCATGCCTCAAGAGAATGAGATCCATATAATTTATCTGGTATATTTCTATTCTTCTTATCTATATCATATAAATCCGGATGATATAAGCGAGATAACAAAAGAGTATCAATAATAACAGGAGGATACTCAAAGAAAGGATAGAGCCTTTTAATGAGAGGTAAATCAAACCCAACAATATTATGGCCAACGACCCTTTCAGCAATCGAGATCCATGATATGGCGGTGGTGATGCTGTATCCGCTACCCATAGGGAGATCTTTCGGATTTTCTGTATATTTCTCATCGTTAAACGCCTCCGTTCTGTCTTCTTCAAGCCAGTATAAGGCGATGCAGTGTATTCTGGTGGCATTTCTTAACAATCCGTTAGTTTCGGTGTCAATTACGAGGGTTCCTATCCCAGTGGAAGGTTTTGTCTCTAAACTTTGCACGTTGAATAGCCTCTTTACTAGGTGGGTTAGGTTTATATAATTCTAAATTATCATCTCCATAAAACTCTACAAATATAGGTCTAGCTTTATCACTCCTTCTAACGCATCCGTTTTCACTAGAAATCTGTGTTTGGGTTGAAAACTGGTGTTGTCGTAATTTCATCTTCTGTAAATCTGCAAGTGGATAAATCATAACTTAATTGACATGCGATGCCAACTTCGCCTGAATAACGATTTTTAAGGACTCTAACTGTCGTAAGTTTTCGTTCAGCATCGGCCTGCTGATCGACTTCGAGGGCAACGACAGCATCAGATATTTGAGCAATGCTGTGTGATCCTCTAAGTGAGGACAAACTAACACGTCCGCCTTCCTCGTGAGAGTGCTTGTCATTACTTGCTCTCCGCAAATGTGATACTAAAAATAATGCAATACCAGTGCGTTCAACAAGTGATCGTAGTCTGGTCATAGTGGTATCTATCATGCGGCGTTCATCTCCATCAAGACCACTCAGTAATATACTGAGGTGATCTAGGAATATAACACGACACTCCAGTCCACTGGCAAGGTATTCGATCCGATTGTATATGACGTCAGGATCAAAAGAGCCGAAGCCATCAAAAAGGTAAAGGTTCCAATCAGCAATGGAATTATGAAAAGCTGACGTGAGTTCTTGTTCGTCATGTTCACCTAAATGTAAATTCTTACCAACAGCTGTGGACATCAATCCAAGTGCTGTTCTTCTATTACTTGCTTCAAGTTCCAAGATCCCAACATGCTCCCCTTTGCACAACAAGTCAGTTGCAATGTGACGCATGATTGAGGTCTTTCCTGAACCAGAGCCAGCACAAAATGTTGTAAGTTCTCCATACCTGATCCCGTGAAGTTTCTCGTTGAGACCTTGGAAGGGGTATTTATGATCATGTGGTGCCTGTGGTGTAGTTACAATTTCAAGAAGGTTCTTTCCATCAATAATACCATCTGGTCGATAAGGTTTGGAATCCCATATCGCCTTTCTAATGGCTTCAGCATCCTTAGCTTGTAAAGCCTCTGAGGGATCCTTGTATGCCTCGAGACGAGCGATCTTGACCTTGCCAGGTGGTAATATCCCTGCCGTTTCCTCCGTCGCTTTACGGCCTGCCTCGTCGTTATCAAAGAAGAGGACAATCTCTTCATAGCCCTGTAATAAGGGTATGACTTTTTGTACATCTTTCCGTGCGGAAGAGGCTCCATGGGGTAACGATACCATCGGCCATCCCGACATAGCTTCGTAACAACTGGCAGCATCTAACTCACCTTCAGTAATAACAATACGTTTACCACTAGTAGGGAATAAATGCTGACCAAATAAAGTGTCAGTGGAAATTCCTTCATAAGTAAATATTTTTCTTTTATTTTTTATTTTGACTCCAGCGAGGACTCCATCTTGTGTAAAGTATGGAAAGCGTAAAGTATCTCCATCTCTGTGAATCCTGAAGAATCTGCAAGTCTTTTCAGATAGTCCTCTTCTTCTGAGGGTTTGTGGATGTCCTGTGAGTTCGACATTAGACATTTTTCGTGTTGACTGTGAATTAAGATTTATACCCTCTGCGGGTGTGTAAGTTTGGCATGAGAAGCAGAAATAGTGGCCATCTGTATACAAACTATTAGCATCAGATGAGCCACAATTATTGCAAGGCTCATGTCTAACGAACTCGCCTTTCTCTAACATATTAGTTACAATATTTTGCTTCTAATTTGTCTAATTTTAATCTTTCCTTATCTAAATAAACTTTGTATGCTGGAGAAAATCCTTTTAAAAACTGTTCTTTAGTTTGGTTTTTATCAACTTTTAAAGCAGACTTCATCTGTATAACACCCTTACCTTGACACTGTATAGTAAGGCAATCCCAAGATATATGGTGAGCATCAACTAACCTTTCATTTACTATTGAATCACCACGATAATCTACAAATAAATATTTTAGTGATTTACCAGTATTTAAATGGTTAAATAATCTATCAGCACTACCTAGATTAGGAGAGTAATTACTCTTATCAAGATTATTTGATTTAACATTAACAGCACCTATACCCTCTGGATAAAAATCTCCAATATCCTTACGGGTAGTTACAGAGGCATTATACTTTTTAGCATACAGTTCTTCGATTAGAGTTGGATTTAAATTAGTCATATTAACCAATCGAGTGGAATATCGTGGAAGTGAGTCCATGGTATATCATGTTTCTCACACCACTGAGCGTAAGTTGTTTTCGATTTCTTACTTATCGTATTATAAGGTGATTGAAATATCATCCTTAAATCTATATCAGGATTATCTCTCTTAACTGCAAGTATCTTACGCCTATCTTCTGGAGCCCAATATCCTTTAGCTTCTAAATAGATATAGTTAGGTAAACAGAAATCAGGGGTATAATTATGTTGTATAGTATAAGAGAGCTTCTCACTTTCATATTGATATGAGACCCCAAGCCCTTCGAGAAGATCAGCAACCTTCTCTTCAAGCTTAGATCTAAATTTTATGGGTTTATTATGACGCTCTTTAATTTTATTAAAAGCTTTTTGAGCCCATATTATGTTATCATCAGAAGTCTTCGTCGTCATCTGTTTCTACTGTTGGTGGTGCCTCAGTAGCTTTGAATCCTTCAGATTTACCGAATAGATCCGCCACTTGTTCAGTAGATAGATCATCATCTTTAATACCTGCTTCAGTATTTAATTTGACAACCTGTACACCAACCAACTTGAGAGAACTTCCATAGGTAATTCCATCCTTGAGTATATAAGGCTTCTGATAAAACCCAAGTTTAACAGTAGCTCCTCCATAAAGTGGTGTCTTTGAATCTGTAATAGGTGTACCTTCTGTATCTACTACAGGT